CGTATACGGTTCACACGTATAAAACGTGCGTGTCCACGCGGTTGTGCCGTCACCGACGATTTCTTCCCGGCGTATCGCGTGCCACGTATCGACTTCTTGCTGCGAATACGTTTTCAACGACGTATTCGACGGCAACGCGTCACCCGGTGCAACGACTGTTTCGTTCACCGTTATGGCAACGCCCAGCGTATCGTCAAACTCAACGCTTGTTCTCGTCTGCCACGCGGAGACCGTAATAGTGTCACGCGCCCAATGCGCAGGAAAGTCTTGGGCGGTTTCGCTGGACCCCACAAGTAAGCCACCAGTCGTCACGGCCGAGCTCGCTTGACGCGTGCGTGTCGTTGTCCACTCATCAGCAAATCGCGACAGCGTGTTCCACGCCGTTCCGAGCGTTTTATCGGTGAGCGTAACGCCGACAACCGACTCTGTCCGAAGATTGGCGCGATGAACGGTTTGAGCCTCCGTAGCAGCCTGTAGTTCGTCACTCGCGAGCGTCGGCAGCGTTTGGCCGTGAAACTGCGAGTTCGTCTCGGTCTTGACATAGCCGCGGACACCCGCGTCGAAACGCCAGCTAATCAGTGTCTTGCCGTCCGTCGCGGACGTATTGTCGCTCGGCGTGATCATTGGTTTACCGCGTAGTGACCTTGGTGGATAAACGCGTTCTGCAGCACGACGTTCTCCCACTCGTCGTCGCGTAGCCGACGAATTTCAGTCACGTCGATCGAGCCTTCCGCACGCTGGACGAAAACCTGTCGTTGCATGTTTAGTTCACACACGACCGCCCACTGAAACCACGACGCACATCGTTGAACCAACCAGTCATCCGCGGCGTCAAGCGACGCGTAGGCAGGCAACCACTTATAACCACGCAACTTCACCTGAATGGATGTCGCTTGCGGGGTCAACAGCGTCAATCCGTGATGCAGCACCAACGCGCGTGTGCCATACGGCAGCGACTCTATGTCGACGGTCGGTTGATGCGTACCGGAGTCGAACGCGTCGTCGTGCATCTGCGCACGCCCGTAAAGTTCCTTACGCGCTTCGTAGTCCTCCAGCGACACGTAGGTGCCGCGAATCCACAGACCGTCAGACGTGCTGTACACATCCACAGCGTCGATCGATTTCACATCAACGCTCGACCCCGACGGAGCACCCGCCGTAAACGCAGCTTTCGCCTCGCTTAACGCGGTCCCCGTCGGGGCGACAGTCACATACGAAACACAACGTGCCGCTTGAAGGTCAAGGCGCAGTTCTGCGCTCTGCCTCACGTTGTTCATTGTCGACAGCAGGAGAGCATCTTGCGCGAGAGTGGGAGACCCCACGTCAAGATACGCCCACACAGCTGTTCGTATTGTTTGTAGTGACATGTCGTCGAGCGGCGTATTGTTCCCGGCTACTTCTGCTGGCCGTTACCCTGAATGCCCAGCGCGCCGAAAGGCTTCGCCGACATCGAGCGATTAACCGGGTTGCCGGTGTTGGTCGCAGTTTCGCTGTGCGCCGCGACGCGAACCGCCGTAGTCGACAGCGGTTTGTTCGGGTCGACGGTCGGAAGCGTCGGGTCAATGGGGTTGGAGAATCCGTTTCCTGTTGCCATAGTGTTAGTCTGGTTTGTTGTTTGTGTTTGTATCGCGCGTTAGGAGGCGATGGTTTCAACCCCTTTAAGCCACATACAGCTTTCGGGGAAGCGCAGTTCGAGGCCGGCCTCGGTAAGGATCATGTCCTCGCGACCGTCGGTTTTCTTGTCCTGAACGTTCGGGCGCACCGCGGTCTCGCTACCACGCATCGGACGATACTTTAGGGCGTTCATGTCGAGAATCGCGCAATCGTACTTGAGCGTCGGATCGTCGTTGAACCGCGGATGCGACTTGAGATGCAGTATTCCATAGTCGGTCGAAATCGTATCGAGCGCGAACGACAGCTTGCGTTCTTCCTGAAACTCGCGGTTGATCACGACCCCGTTGCGATACTTCTTCTTGATCGCGGCGATGGCTTTGTGACCGCCGATCACGAGTTTCTCCCCGGAACCCGTCAACGTGCGACGGAACATCCGTTCTTCGAGCTTCTCCCACAGCGCGGCGCTGATAGTGCGGGACGACGCCGTCGTGCTGATTCGCTTTTCATCATCGTCGTTCGACGTGAGAGCAGCTCCACCGTTGCGATACAGGAAGGTACCACCATTCGCGGACTCGTATTGTTCCAGAAACCACAGGATACCTCCCGTCCGGCGTGTCGCAGTCGGATCGCCGGAAGAACTGTCGAATCCAGTCTCCAGTGACCGGCGGCCAAACAGAAACGCATTTTCAAGCGAAATCATGTGATCGCGTGTCGCATCCATCATAGCCTTACCCCAGCCACCGTCCTTGTCATAGAACAGCGGTTGATTGAGCGCGGTCGCGGTGAAAGGCTTCGTCGTCTTGAAGATCTGCGTATAGTTTCCGGGGTTAATCGGGAACAGCGTGCGATGCCCTGTCGGCGCACCGGAACCTTCTGCGAACGCCTTACCGGTTGAACGCACAGTCACACCGCTATAGGTAGTCGCAGTGTTGTCCACAGTCACCGCAGTATCCATATACAGAGTGAGCACGTTGTTCGTCGTGTCGATATTCGTGATCCGAGCGCTGATGTCGACGTAGGCATCGGAACCGTTAATCCGCTGACGATGCACGATGACGCCTTCACCGGTTTGCCAGTTGTTCAGCGTCTCGCTGCTGGACACTTTTAGTCGCGCGGTCGAACCGACCGTGAACGCGATCGAACTGCCACCGGCACCAGCAGAGTTTTGCCACGGACCCGCACTACCGGTGGTGAAATCCGTCGTCAGACACGTGCGCTCTTTCTGGCGCTGTTCGTACCACTCGAACGAAGGTCCGTCGGTGTCTTCGGCGTCCACGAGGGACATAATGCCGGTCAGAGTCGCCGCCCCGTCAGGGTAGGCGTAAAAGCACATACGACGAGAGTTTTTCGTCTTATATGCATCGATATCGCCCGTAAGGGCTTGGAATCCAAACATTGACATATAGTTTGTTTTATTTAGGTGTTGTGTTGTTTGTGTTTACGAAGATTATCTTGGTCTGCCGCCCATCACATCCGCGAGGGACATTGGCTCGGTCGCGGTCGCAGGGTTCACCGGCGCACTGCCTCCGCCACCACCTGCTGCACCACCGCCAAACGACGGCAGACCGGACGGAGCGGCGGGCTGCGGTTGTTGTCCACCCCCGCTAGGCGGTCCCACTTGTTTGACCAGCTCACCGAACTTTGTATGGAGATACTTAACCTGATCGACACGTTTCGTCGGGTAATCCGGTGCTTGTTGGAACTGCGGCATCGCCATCGACAGGAGTTTCTCATACGGCTTGAACGCCGCACCATCGCCCGCGTAAAGCTGTTCTTGAAAACGCTGTTCAGCGAGTTCCCGCGCATCGTTCAAATACGGGTTGATCGTGCCGTGATAGTCGGTCAACGTTCCTTGGGAGATCACACCCGACCGTTTGTCGATCGCGTCCTCGATACGCTCCATCAGTTGCGAAAGCGCTGCGACGTGTTGATCACCAGCACCTTGTCCGAATAGCTGTTGCGCGAACGCGATGTCCGGACGCCAGTAACCAAGCATCTGTTGGATTTGTTCCGGGGAAAGTTGTGGTTGCGGCTGCGGTGCCGGTGCCGGTGCCGGAATCGCGGCTTTGAACGCCTCGATCATCTGTTGCATGTCCGTGGTCGGCGGCGCTTGCTGTTGTTGTGGTTGTGGGTTAGGATTCATTGTTGTTGTTTTGTGGGTTGTTGTCAAGGTCGCGAACGGCTTCTTCCGTCGCGGTTTTCCAGTCGGAAAAGAACTGCGTAATCGAACGTGCCTGACGCAATTCGCCGATGGCCTGTTCGCGTCGAAAGAACCCCGGCACGTCCTCTGGCAACTCCAACACGACAGCAAGCAGCCGTTCAGTTTCGTCACGTGACGCACCTAGCAACGTCACTATTGCGGGATGCTTTTCGACTTCTTCGAGTTTATGCAGCGCCTCAACAAGGTCGCTGCGTGTCAATAAAGAGTTCATACGGCGGGCGGAGGTGTCGCGGGTTGCGTAGTTTGTTGTTGCATCGCCAGCGCAGCGATGAGCGTTTCCGGCATCTGCTCGAACCCGTATTGCGTGCCCGAACCGAAACCACGCAAACGCATAACGTCCTGAAAGACGCGGTTCGGGTCCATGTTGAAGGCGGCGCTCGCAGTCGGATTCGACAGCAACATTCCGAAAACCTCCATCAGTTGCTGGGCCATGAACTGCTTGTCGCTCGGCAACGTGCCGTCGAACACAACGTAGTCGTATTGTGCCGCGAGCTGCTCCGGCGTCGAACGAAACGCCTGAAACGACGCTTGCGACTCTTTCCCACAGAGTCGCACGAACATCTCCTCGCTCAACGCTTGGCGAGCATTCGTCAACACGCGATTCGCCTGCGGTTGATAATGCGCTGCCCATATCAGGTCGCCGACTAGTTTTACTCGCGACGCAGAAGCGTTCGTCACCACTCGTGATTCCGCAGCACTGCGTCGACCCGAATGGTATTGACCAGTAACGTTATCGTTAATTCCGGTCACCATCTGCATCAAACCCGTCAACGTAGACATGTCGCCGACGTGACCCGTCGTCGTATCCGTAACCTGCACCTGCTGCAACATCCGGCGAATATCACGATTCACCGCGGTTTTCTGCATCCGTATAACGCGGTCGCGGTGCTTCAAATCGTCGAGGTTGATTCCCGTCGGATCAGCAATAAACTGACAGTCGACGGTGCGGCTGACCGCGGCCATCCGGCTATTCAGCAACCACGCGATAAGCCCCTGAATGTCGCGGCTGATCGACGACAGCGAGGTCATCAACTCATCGTGCATATCCGGTGCAAACATCGACACGCTGACAGGCCAGTCACAGTGCACGTTCGGCAACGGTTCCGCCCGAATCACACGGTCATCGTTCGCGATCCAGAACAACCAACGCATCGGTTCTGTTTCCGGACCGAGACTCACGCCTTCGTGCGTCACACTCGCCGCAGCGACTTTCCACACACACTGCGTCACGCAGATAGTCTTGCCCTCGTCGTAGGTTTTCATGTCGGCGGAACGATAGCGCACCGCTTGTTGATCCGCTCGACCACGCGAATTACGTTTCGCCGCATCAAGCGGTTTCACGTTGTCGATCCCGTACACAACACCTTCGCGTTCAAGCTGCTTTAACGCATCGACGGTCCATTCCGACTCCCACGCGACATACGATCCGTTCCGCCAGTCGTGCAGATCGACGCCAGCATCCGGGAAAAACCGATACGGCGAAATCGTTTCGATACACGTACCCTCGAATTTCGTCACACGCTGGATCGACGTCACAAGCGGCGCATCCTCCACAGCGATGCCGCCAATCGTCTGCGCGGTGCCCATCGACTGGACGGGAACATACTCGTTTTGCGTCATCCAATAGTCGATTTCCACTCCGAGACCGAAGCGTCCCACGTTAAGCAGGTTCTGAAACAACTTACTTTTATGCTGTGAGCGCAGCATGTTTTGCTGGACGACTAGCTCGCAATACTCACGCAGCTTGTGGTCCTCGCTCTCAATCGCGGTATATTCGTAGAATCGTTCACGCTGAGTGAACAGCCCGTAGAGAAACGCAACGAACACATTAACCTGCGCATACGACATCGGCAACGACACTTTCGAAGGCAGTCCCACTTTCAGCGCCTCGACGTCATCCTTGTCGGTAATCTTTCGTGAGCTGTACGCGGCCTTATTCGCGTCCCATTCACCGTAATACCGTGACATCACACCACGTGACGCATTAACCTTCCCCACGAGCAGTCCACGCAAATACGCATGGAACGGCGACGGTTGTTTCGCGTCGTTCCGATCGTCAAGTTTCTTTTTTAGCTCGTCAATCATACATTAAGAAGTGAGTTTGCCCGGTCGGGCACAACGTCGTAATCATATAGCGATGGTGACACATAATCGAAGCCGACCACGCACAAACGATGCAGACCTTCCATCATGTGATCGTCTTTATCACGCGGCTTGTTTGGACGTTTGTCCGGATCGTCCCATACGTAGTTTTCAAACTCGTAGAGTGTTCGCGTCAGATCAGTCGAAAATCGTAAGCGGTTCGTCCGCAACAGCTCGTTCGTCCGCATAATAGCGCGGTCAAGGTCTTTTGAACCCTTCTCCACGAAAACCCCATGCACACAAAGATCGTCAGCGAACGCGGACCCGTGGGTCTGCACGTCGATAAAAGCCGACGGATCGATCAAAGCCGTTCGCACAAAACGTCCTTCGATACGCGACGCGACAGCACGTCCAACGTCATCCGCGTCACCGGTCATCCAAAGCTCGTCGTAGAAATACGTCATGCCGTCTGGCATTGTCGCCGCGAACAGTATCGCGTGCGGCGTGCGCGGGTGACAGTCGATATGAAAACTAATCATCGCCTCCGCGGGCGGATTTGTCATCGACGACCAGCCGGGAGGCGGCTCACGGAAGATCATATCGTCGGTGAACGGCCAATGCACGACACCGCTTGCGTCAATCGGATTCCCTTCGATACGCGCGGCTTTTTCCCGATCACTCAGACCGGACTCGAACGCACCCAACGCGTCCTCGCTGACAAACGGATTATCGCGTGACGACCCGACCAGCACCGCGCGATTCAACTGTCCAGTCTGCGGATCAGCAAACCGGTTTACCGCATCCCGTTCCAGCTTGAAACGCGAAATCGGAATAAAAAAGTTGTTGATCCACGGTTCACGCAGTGGCGTGCACGTGAACCATGCCTTACCGTCGGAGTCAATCAGACCGCGCGAAAAAGCCGTCCACATCGCCTGCGGAATCGGCTCGTCAACGTGAATCCAATCGAACCAACCGGACTCAGCACGCTGGTTGTTCTTCATGAATCCCGCGACGGTGTCGATCATTATCGTCGACTCGCCGCCGTGGATCGACTTCACCACGATCATGTTGATTTCGCCGCTGTG